CCAAAGTATCACCGTCATGAAATTCCTTCTCGTCAGTATCTGCTCCCGAAGCAACTTTTTCAAAAGTTACACCATTAATCGTTAGAGTATCTTCAGCGGCCCAATCATCAGCATTTTCTACTTTCATTTTCTGAACAGCCTCGCCGGCTTTAATATCCACCGCTTCGCGCACATCGCCTGTGTCACCAGCAGTTCCTTTTTGCTTTTTGAGCGTTACAGTGATATCCTGCACTGTATCATTATTGATTTTAAAGTTATCATCCGCGGCTTCAAAAAACATATAGAAACATGCTCTGCGGTAACTTTGCAATTCAAACTTTCCAGTTGTTTTGCTGTCGCCGCTTATGCTGTCTTTCTCCAGCGCGCAAGCAACAGCAACGTTTTCATGCATCTTACTCATGCCATCACTTCCTTTAAAAGATTAGGGGCCCCGAAGGGCCCCGTAAATTACTACTGGTTCTCCAGTTGCACAAACGGAGCGGTTTCGTAGCTGGTAGGCAGCACATTGTCCAGCCAGGGCTTACCGTCAACGGTCTTGAAGGCTTTGATAACCGTGATATTGTTCGTGAACTTAAAGTGCGGGCTGGCCGCAATAGCTACTCCCACACCATCTTTAATCAGATAGTAGGAAAGGTCACAAAGCAGCACAGAGCCGGTCTGGTTCATTGCAGGACTGTGGTCACTATACAATACGGGCAAGCCGAACAGATTGCCAGGCGAACCGTCTCTTGCATTTGGCTGCCATACATACTGATTGGCGCCATCTTCGAGAGTCATAAGCTCCGGCAAAACCTCACGGGATACAATCCATACACCACGGCGGCCGCGGAAGCGAGCATACATGCTGGCCAGGTCATCATAGTCTACCGCACTATTACTGTTCCTGGTAACGCCAAAGGTGCAATTCGCGTCAATAATACCTGTCGGCCTGCTTCCGGAACCAGTCAAGAAAGCATTTTCTTCAGCATCAATCAAAGCACCGCGCAGCTGGTTGCGAACAACCTGCTCAATCATGGCGCTGTTCCGCATCAGTTTGTCCGTCACTTCAACGTGTGCAGCTACTTCGTAAGGCTGCAAAGTGATCTGACGGAACTTGATGTCAGTCTGCGGCTTTTCTTCACCCTCTGAAATCCAGGTTACTTGAGCACCGGCATACATATTTTCACCGTGATACTGCAGAGCGGGAATCTTGAAATCAGCTTCACCGCCGCCAAATACAGTCGCCCTGGGACGCACAATAGCTTCATCCGGCTGCACGGTAAGCAGCTGGTCACTAAATTCGTCAGGCACCAGGAAACCACCCTGGATATCGTTGGCCATATCTTGAGCACTTTGACGCACATCAATATCCCGGTCCCTTAGCCTTTTATCGCTGGGGTTTAACGTCACCGCTTGCACAAACTCACCCAGGCTCCTGAACTTCATCGGGTCCTGTGCTCCGGTATGAACCTGTTGCGGTGAATACTCTGTGCTGTGGTTAGCGCTCCTGGGGTCAAAATTGCCCTGGCTGGCACCAGCATAATCTTGGATCTGCTGTGCTCTTTTTTGCCTCTGCTCGGCCTGGTCAATCTTTTCCCTGGTCTCTTCTGAACTGGTCAGCAGTTCATCGAAACGCTTTTCTTCTTCCTCAGTTAAACCTTCATCGCCATTTGCTTTTTCCTGCAGCTGCTCCAGTTCCTCAACGAGTTGGCGCAGCTCATCTCTTAATTTTTCAATCATGCTTTTTCACCTCTTAAATGTTTTTTAGCTTGCGATAATTCTTTCCGAGCCAGCGCCCGCTGTGCTCTTCGCCTTGCCTCTTCAGCTTCCAGCGCCCGCTGTGAAGCCAAGTATTCGTTCATAACCTCGCACGTGCTTCGAACGCTTACAGATGTATTTAAATAGGCCGGATATGTTACCGGCCCCACATCGCGCATATCAGAAACTTCCAGAACCTCTCTTAACATCATTTCATCATTAACCTTCTGCCACTTCTCCCCATTAACAGCGACCCTAAACGAAAAACTGCATCCATCTATATCACCGCGCTTTATTGGTTCCAAGACCAGGTCTCTTATCATCTGGCTGTCCGGTGGTGTAACCTCAAAGCGCAAGCCTTTCGTGTTTTCCTCCAAAGTAAGTGTGTTGCTTTTCATTCGTCCCAAAACAAAATTAGGGTCATGATTAAACAATGCTCTTATGTCAGCGCTTTCTATCACCTTCCTGAACGCGCCCGGTCTGACAATCTCCTGGAACCCGCCCAGGTCCTGTGATTTCCGGTTAAAGACAGCTGCATAGCCCGTTATTTTTGGCCCGGCGTCACCTTCTTCGACACGCATTTCTGCAGCATCTACTTCAAGCATCCTTATTTCAGGTTTCATTTTTGTCACCGCCTTAATCTTTTACTCCGGCAGCAGCTGGCACACACAACCCCTGTGCAGCGGCGGCCGCTTTATGTCCCATTTACGCCTAATCGGTATTTCTGCGCCCTCCGGCTGAAAATCTTCACCACCACTGACAAAACTCCCGTCAATATCAACTACGACTCCATCCATGGCCATGCAATATGGACAGGTCTCATCCCCCAAAGCATACCACTTCTTTCTGGTGATACCTTCGTCTTTCCATGTTCTCTCTGCCACAGCGTTGGCCTGGTTCCTGGAAAGTTCACGTGACTCATTTTCCGGTCTTGTCTTTTCCCAGGCGTCAAGCCTTTCCTGCACTTTAAGAAGCGGATCTTCACCAGCATCAACCGCTTCAGTCGCAAGGCTTTTAATCTGGTCCCTGCTGCTAATTATATAATAGTCAACAGAGCTCTCCGCGTATTCATTCAAATAGCGCTCCATGGAACTAGTAACCCCTACAGCAGCGCCAATTTCTTTAGCTGATTCTTCCTGTATCGTTTCGCCAAACGTCATTATAACCGGCAGCAGTGTTTGCATCATCCACCTTGGAGCCTCTTCATAGTATTCTTCAACCCACCTTCCAAAGCTCCCCAGGTTACGATTGCCCAGCTCGCGCTTCGCCTTGCGCTCTATATCTGCTTTCTCTCTGCTCAAAATACGCCGGAAAGCGTCTTCGAAATTCCTGCGGTGTCTAGATATCAACCTATCCCTGGATTCCGCGGACCGTTTCTCCCAACACTCTGCTTTATCCCTATGCTCTAGCGTGCTGTGGTCTCCACCACATGCACACAAGCTGCGCTCATCATCGTTGCCATTTTGTTCACCTGCGCCAGGCTGCTCAATCTCCGTGCCGGCTTCAACCACATTTAACGGCTGCCAGTATATCTGCCCTTTTTGTTCCGGGAGCGGATTCATGTTTTCCAATTCTCTTATCTCATCCGCGTTTAGCCATCCGTTCTGCCGGCCAACTGCATAGGCATTATACCTGGCCTGGATATCTCCGCGCAGCAGGCCTTCTGCCACGTGCTCCGCGAAATAGTTTTTATTACTAATCAGCTTAAACTTGATTTCTTGTTCCCAGCGCACGAGCCACGGCCTTAATGTCTGCGTCACAAACTCCAGCGCCTGGTGTTCTATGTTGGTATGAGTGGCCCTTTCCAGGTCGCCCAGCATGTGGACAGGCACGCGGTATATCCTGGATATCTCCTGGACCTGGTATTTCCTGGTCTCCAAAAACTGCGCTTCATTCGGTGGTATCCCCAACCGCTCAAACTTGCCTCCCTCTTCAAGGAGTAAGAGTAAGTGGCTTTTGCCAAGCCCCTGGTATTGTTCCGTCATGCTTTCCTTCAGACGCTGGTAAGCTTCATCACTAAGGCTTTCCGGATAGCTGACGAAACCGCCCATATGTGAGCCCTGGCCATAAAACCTGGCGCCAAACTCCTCAGCCGCTAAGCCAAGGCCAATAGCCTCTTTCGCCATGTGGATGGGACTGTAGCCCAGCATTCCATCAAAGCCGAGCCCGTGGACATGGAAAACATCCTTTTTAGGGACCCACCGGAACTGCCCGTCCGAGAATGATACACAATATATAATTTCATTCGTGTCTTTTTTCCTGTCAGGCCATGTCCTGTTCGGCAAGAGAGGATACAACCCTTTTATCCTCCCGGCATTATCCCGGTCTATATACGCATAACCATTACCCCAGGTCAAAACATGAGCCTGCAGCATCTCCCTAAACGTCATGGCCGTCATCTCTTCGTTCGGTGCATCATGCAGCAACGAATACAGCGCATGATTCGGCGCCTCTTCTTTGCCGCCCTGGCCATTTTTACGGTAAACCTTTAAAGGTAACGACGCTATTGTCTCTGATATAATCCTTACGCAGCCATACACTGCCGTCAAATGCATGGCGGTGTAGTTGTTCACATCAACACCTGTCCGGGATGGTTGGCCCGCAAACATACGGTCAAGCCAAGGTGCTGGATTCCTGGTATTAGACAAGCTTCGCTTTTCCAGCCACTTACTTAAAAAGGGTATTCGCAATCTATCTACACCACCTTATACGCTTCTTACTCCACGGTCTTCATAAACTGATTTCTTTTGGTGCCTAATAGCTCGATCCAGCGCCATCACCAGCGCGACTATTCCGTCTATCTTGCCCTGGCTGCTGGCTTTATCCGGTTTCAAGTTGCCCGCCGGGTCCTGACGGACAGACACATTATCGGCCATCCACCTTAAAACAGGATTGCCGCCGTGTTCTATTTTCCTGGCCAGCAGCAACCTCTCCAGGTCCTTCATCGGCTTGGCCATGCTCATGAAGCCCTGGCCCATACCTAAAACCGTTAAGCCTTCCTCTTCCAGCTCTCCTGCCAACTGGTGTGCCTGGAAAAGCCTGTCCACGTTCATATCTTTCAGGTTAAACTTCTTCGCGTCTTCCAGGACCTGCTTTTTCACAGCTTTATAATCAATATAATCTCCCGGCGTTGTTTTCAGAAAACCTTCTTTAGCCCACTTTTGATATTGGTCCTTATACCTGTTATTGGTGTCGTATATTTTATTTTCAGGACACCAGAAACGAGACAGCACTTTCATTTTCTCTGAGTCCTTCTCTGCCGGGAAGGTTAAAACCCATGCAACCATATCAGATACACTCGCAAGGTCCAAACCGCCGTAGCATGTCCGGCCCTTTAAATCATCTTCAACGACCATGCCTGCCTGTTCGTCCCACAAATTCGTGTCTATCCACCTGGAATGCTGCTGAGTCCAGATGTTTAAATACAGCCGCTTAAACGTGTTCTGGTAAGCGGGAACCTGAGCTGCTTTGCGTGCTTCCTGCTTCAGAAAATCTTCGTTTATGGTTATACCCAAGTTAGGATTCGCTTTTCTCCAGGTCTTGATGCTCTGCCAATCGTCTTTTTCATCGGCCTTGTAAATCACAGGGTAAAAACTATCGTCTTTGATGTTGCCCTCCAGTATCTTTCTCGCATACTCGTGATACTCATAGCAAATTGAGTTTTTATCATAGCCGGCTGTGGTTAGAAATATCGCCAGCGGCTCTTCTCTCGCGCCCTGGGATGTAATCAAGGTGTCCACCAGGTCACGTTTAGCCTGCGTGTGCAGTTCGTCCACTATGATACAGCTCGCATTGTAGCCATGCGCGCTGGCTGCATCGGCCGGGATAGCTCTATAAAACGAATTCGTGCTGTGAAACACAATCCTTTTGGTGCTGTCTACAATATGGCACTTCTTCAAAAGGGTTTTGTTGTTCCTAATCATGCTGGCCGCCTGGTTAAAAACCAATGAAGCCTGGTCCCGGTCAGCAGCTGCGCTGTAAACCTCTGCTTCCGTATCGTTCTGGCTCTCAATAAAAAGCATATATAAAGCCAAGGCCGCAGCCAAAGCGGTCTTCCCGTTTTTCCTGGGTATTTCTACATAGACGGTCCGGTATTGACGCTTGCCATCTTTGCGCAGCGTGCCAAATACATCACGGACAATCTTGTCCTGCCAAGGCTCCAATATAAAAGGCTGCCTGGACCATCTCCCCTTTGTGTGCTCAAGCAGGGAAATGAACCTGACAGCCTCTTCTGCTCTATCTTTATTAAAAGGCATTTCGCCTCACCTCATACCCGTCACCTACTTATGACTTTTCTTGTTAAGCAGTGATTCCATCTCATCAACTTCATCCTGCTGGCCCGGCAGGTTTATCCTGCTCCTGGAGCTCGGTGTCATGCCGAACTCAGCGCAGAGTTTAGTTATCTGCTCCAGGTATTGGCGCGCCTGGCTTACCTGGGGATACTGCTGATAGTATACAGATATTAGTTCTCCGTCTTCCCCATATTTCGGTATCTCATATGTGCTGCCGTTCTCCTGGATAAACTCTTCTGCCTCTCTCCACTTCGCATAGGTCTGGCAATATCCAGCGAATGTGGCCATGTCTATTTGAGTGAGCAGGCCGAGCTGCTCCAGTTCTTTGGCGGCCCGCTTCCATTCTTTCTTCGCTTCCTTCCGCAACCAGGTCGGTGGCTTCGGAGCTACAGGCTTTGGTTTAGGTTCATTCTCGTTGAGCGGCCTTTGACCCGGGTTTCCTTCCAAAACTTTCAGATTTGTCGGCTTAGGCTTCCTTCCTTTCACACCGAAACCCCCTTTCCTCAATTCTGCAGGGACTCGGAGATGGCTACCATCGCGGTCATGCTGGGAAGTTTTCTGAAAATTTGACCCCCCTTACCCCTTGGCAGACATCTCCTTGATTGTTATGCTATCGTGACAGCTCTTGCACAGTGGCTCAAGGTTCTCCCTCTTGACGTTCCACACATCTCCATCAATGTGGTGGACTGTATCAGCGCCAGTAATCCTGCCTTGCTTGCTGCACTCCCTGCAAAAAGGCTCGTCTGCTAACACTCTCTTTCTTATCTTCTGCCAGCGTCCACCGTAACCTCGCTCTTTGGTCTTACCTCTTGCAGTGTTTTGTTTAGACCAGTGTTGCTTCCAGTGTTCTTTGCAGTAGCGCTGCCCTGCTTTAATAACCTCTGGACATCCTGGCCAATTGCATGCTGATTTCAAGCACCTATCCCCCAATAAAATACCCGCCACTTTGTGACGGGTCTTGTTTGTAACATAATAACACACAAAGGGGGCTCAAAATTATTATTATATTATTACTACTCCGGGTTAATCAGCCCCAACTGCACTGCCACCATCTGGACCAACTCCCGGCGCTTACGAAAATAGGTGTCCTGGCTGGTAGGTACTTCAATAACCACCTGGCGCCAATTCAGGTTCTGCCGGTATTTCAGCTCAAATATCAAATTGTGCTCTTCCCCCAGGATAGACAAGGCTTTATCTATCGCTTTTATAGTCCGGTCCATCCTGACTAAAACTTTGTTTGTCAAAAGCTGTATGCTTTTTGCTTCTGGCTGACTGCTAACAGTCCCACCTTTTACCATATCACCGGACATATCAGGAGTGCTGTTTCTGATGTCTTCCTGTAATTCTTCTAATTCTTTTTTTGTTTCATCATAGTTGTATAATTCGGACTCGACATACCTAAACGCCGGTCTGCTCAATTTCAATCATGACACCCCCGTATAAATTTTACCCACTCGGGCTTTCACGGCTTCCAGTAAAGCATCCTGCCCTGACTCCTTGTTGCCCAGCACAACCATTACATCTTCATCAACCGTGTCTTTCGTCACCAGGTGGTGAATAATTACTTTCTCCGTTTGCCCCTGCCTGTGCAGCCTGGCGTTGGCCTGCTGATAGAGCTCCAGGCTCCAGGGAAGGCCAAACCATATTATGATATTCCCTCCTGCCTGCAAGTTTAGACCATGGCCGGCTGAAGCAGGGTGGGCCAACATCACAGGCACTTCCCCTTTATTCCATGCATCTATATCAACGGCCGTATCCATAACCCGGGCCCCGAACTTCTTCTGGATGCGGTCGAGTTCATGCCGGTAATTATAAAACACCAGGACAGGCTTCTTATTGGCCGCTTCTATGGTTTCCTCCAGCGCTTGTATTTTAGCGCTGTGCATAACTTCCGGTTTCCCGTATTCATCATAAACAGCCCCGCCGGCCATCTGCAGAAGCTTGTTGGCCAACACCCCTGCCGTGCCGGCCTCGACATCACTCTCCAGAAGCGGGAGAAGTTTGTCCCGCTCCAGCTGATCGTATTTCTTCTTAGCCTGGTCCGGCATATACACGTCGATGGTGTTGTCGATTCGGTCCGGCAGCTGCAGGTAATCCTCTGATTTCATACTTACGCAGATATCAGATATTTTGTTATAAATGGTTTCCTCTGCCCCCGGCCTGGGCTTATAGCTGAATATCACATCCCTGGAGCGCCGGTCCGGTACGAAGTAGCGCTCCCTGTAGCCGGTGATGGTTTTGCCCAGGCGCTCACCGCCGTCCAGGAGATACAGTTGGGGCCACAAATCAATTAGACCGTTAGGTGCCGGGGTGCCGGTGAGCCCAATTAGCCTCTTAATGAAAGGCCGCACTTTTCGCAAAGCCCTGAATCGCTTGGCCTTGTTTGACTTAAACGATGACAGCTCATCAATTATCACCGTGTCAAAGGGCCAGTCTTTTTCGTAAAGTTTGACCAACCATTCCACGTTCTCCCGGTTGATGATGTGTAGATCCGCTTCTGTGTTGAGTGCTTTTAGCCGTTTCTTCTCCGGGCCCAGGACCTTGGAAACGGTCAAGTGGTTCAAGTGGTCCCACTTTTGGATTTCTGCGTCCCATACATTCTCTGCCACACGTAAAGGTGCAATGACCAGCACACGGCCAACATCAAAATAATCATATTTCAGTTTTTCGAGTGCGGTAAGCGCAGCAACTGTCTTGCCAAGGCCCATGTCTATGAAGATACCGCATTTTTCTTTTTGTAAGATCCACTCTGTTGCGTATTTTTGATAATCATGAGGTGTGTATCTCATTTTTAACCTCCTGGATGAAATCCTCGATGGCTTTAAACGAATCAATCACATAAACTTTAAAACCCATCCGTTCCAGCTGCTGTTTTCTTTTCGCCTGGAGCGGCCTTAGCTTTTTGCCAGGTGCCTTGATTTCTGTAAAATAAAGTAAATTAACTGGAAATAAAATCAGTCGATCTGGCATCCCATTCGTCCCTTGAGGTGAAAATTTCAAATACACCCCGCCCAAGTGCTCTGCTTCCCGTTTTAATCGAGTCTCAAGCCTTTTTTCCATTAAAATTTCCATATTTTAGTGGTTAACAAGATTAACGAAAAATTCCTATGAGCTCACCAATTAAGGATTAAGATCTACTTTTACTAGTTTCTAGGCCTTTTCTAGTCTTAATTCTTAATTTAGACCCTCCTACGTAAATTCTTGTTAATCTTGTTAATCGAACCCCTTTCAGCTTAGTTGTTATCGGTGCTCAACCCGGTTAACAAGAATCCAAATTTGCCGATTTCTTGTTAAAATTCTTGTTAATCTTGTTAATCAAAAAAGCGAATTGGAAGATTTTAGTGGTTAACAAGAATCCTTAAAAACCCTATTGAGAATCATTCTTGTTAACCACTAGATTTTTCCAGCGGTTCAACCAAATTTGCTTCTGATGAAGGCTCGCTGGTTCCCATATATGGGAAATTTTAGTATCCCGCTTTTACTGCCTGGATAAGGCACCCAACCATCAATTTTTCGCATCATGGCGTTCAACTCATATGCATCCTGCCGGCGCAGGGTGCTGGGGTCTTTCCCAAACAGCTCACACCAGATCTCCAGGATGCAGACCCGGCCCCTTTCCTTAACTCCTTCGAGCTCTCCGATAAAATCCTCACCGCGTAGGTAATTACGCCTTTCGTATATGTCCATATAGTCCCACCGCTCCGGCAGCTGCATGTCCAGGTATTCCCGGATAATGCCTTCCCGCTCATCGGTCTCCAGCGCGTCTTTTTGCGCCATTTCTGCCTGTTTCTCCAGCACGGGGTCCAGGAACAGGTTTTCACCCATCATATACTTGGCGGCTGCTTCAGCCCATATCTGGCCCACTTCTTCGTCTTTGATATCCCAGGGCTTTTCCCGGGACAGGTGGACCCGGACGGGCCAGAACCGCCTGTTGCCTGTAATATCCCGCAGGAAACCATGCTCCGAGTTGGTGCTGCCGACGATGATGCACTGCCTGGGGTGGCTTTCCACCTGGTAGCCGTAACTGGCCCGGTATTTATCATCCTGTCTACTTAGAAAACTCTTAACCGTCTCCACATCTATTTTACGTATACCGGCCAGTTCCCCTATTTCTACGATCCAGTAGCCCTGGAGCTTCTCCGCTGCGGTTTTGTCCCTCATATCTGAAATGGTCAGGGAATCAGAAAACCAGCTGCCGGCCAGGCGCGCGAACAGAGTGCTCTTACCGATGCCCTGCGGACCGTTCAGCACCAACATGGAATCGAACTTTATCCCCGGCTCATACACCCGGGCCACTGCGGCGCAAAACGTTTTTCTTGTCACTGCCCGGGTGTAGGCCGTATCTTCAGCTGCAAGGTATTTGATAAGGAGCTCATCGACGCGTTCCCGGCCGTCCCAGGCCGGCAAATTGTCCAGGTAATCCCGGACCGGGTGGAATGACCGCTCCATGCTCACGGTGAGCAGCGCGTCTCGGCATTTACCCGGGGACCAGATCTTGTAATTGCGCTCCACATGATAAGCCAGGCCGGCTTCATCGGATTTTCCCCAGCCTTCTTTTATCCGTTTCCAGGGCGCGCCACCGTCAACGTCGATACTGTCCCGGTGTTCGTTGAACGCTATGCCCTGCAGCGCCGGGTCATTTTTCAGTATAAGGACCATGTTGCTCAGGCTGTCTTTTATCTGCCCGTTGGTGTTGACCTCCAGTTGTGACTCCCAGCTGCTTTCCTCATCGTTGAAATCTTCCACGGCCTGGTCCAGCTGGTCAGCGACAACCTGCTTTTTTACGTGTTTGTCTTTCGTGGCCAGCTGCTGCATGGCTATATATGACGGCAGCCTGCTGACCGGGGTCCCTGGTTTCGCCTCTTCATCCTGGGCGCCGAATTTATGTATCCGCACCAGGTCGAAGGCGTTGCACAGCTGACCGCTGACCGGGTCCGTGCCGTGGTGGGAATAGGCGAAATCCCCGTTTTCATAGATGACCAGGCCGCCGGCAGAGGTCCCCGGGGCGTATGTGTAGCGGTTGGGATCTTCACACACCTGGTAGATATCGCTGAGGTATTCCTCTATCACTTCTGGCACGGTGTAAGTCCGGCAGAAAGCGCCGACAATACCCGGTTTTTGCCTGGGGTCGCCCTGCTTCTCGGCCATCTTGTCCCGCCTGGCTTTGCCCCGGGACGACTCCGGCCAGTATGACGGGTCACGCCAATCCGGATACCTGGCCAGCATCTCATCCGGGTCCAGCCAGGGCTCGTCCAGGCATTCCGAGACGAACTCACCGTCTGCTGAAGTGCTGGGCCAATACATGAGCCGGTGGGGCTCATAGGTGGTATCATCGAAGAAGTCGATCCCGATATCCGCTGCTATGCGTCTGGCCACAGCCGGGTATTCGTCAGCTGTGACAGCGCGCTTGAGCGGGATGACGAACCTCAGCCTCGGATTTTTGCTGCTGTGTTTGTGCGTGGAATACATCACGCAGGCGCAGCCCAGCATGGCTTCCACCCCGGCCCACATATCACCCCTGGCGTAATCCGCGTCCAGGGTGATAATTTGCCGCCAGACCACGTTTTCCGCTTTGCGCCGGCCCTCTTTCAACGTGCCGCCGACAAACCCTCCAACATCTTTGACATCATCTTGCTGGGCCTTGCTCATGTTCTTGTATTCTTCCAAGGTCTCCCGGGTCCGTGTTGTGGTGCTGAGCCGGGAGACCAGCTCAGACCACAACATCTCTTTATTCTTCCACTTCTTTGTTGTCCTGCTTTTGGCCACGGCGATGGTTATCCTGCCGTCATGGACCAGGCTTAACTCTTTACTGCTTTGCACAGCTCCGGGCCCCCTTTTAGCTTTTCTTCTTCCCTGCATTTCTCTTTTACGTTGTCCCA